CTGAACGTCCGCATCTACAGCGAGTGGGTGCAGGAGCTGGAAATGAAGGTGCGCGATGCAAACTAACTGGTCGCCACAGCAGGAGGAACTCCTCCTCGACATCGAGCAGTGGTGGAACAACGGCGCTCCCGAGCAGCAAGAATACATCCTGTTCGGCTACGCTGGTACCGGCAAGACCACGCTCGCCAAGACCTTCCCCGAGCTGTTCAAGCTCCAGATGTTCGACGAGGTTCCCGATCCCGACTCCAAGTTCGGGAAGCAGAAGCCAGTCGAGCTGCAGGACGACAAGCTGGGCTTCATTCTCTACTGCTCGTTCACCGGCAAGGCGGCGTCGGTGCTGCGTTCGAAGGGTCTGAACGCCTTCACTATCCACCAGTCGATCTATGGTGCGCCGATCATCGACGAGAACAAGATGACGGAACTGGTCGGCAAGATCGAGGAATACAAGAAGACCGGCGACCCCCGGCTCAGTCAGGTGAAGGCCGAGTTGAAGCGGACGCTGCAGCCAGGCTTCGCTCTCAAGGAGACGAACGCCAAGGCGGCTCACTGCAAGCTGATCGTGGTCGACGAATGCTCGATGATCGACGAGAAGCTCTACCTCGACTTGCGTCAGTTCGGCGTGCCCATCGTGTTCATGGGCGACCCTGCCCAGCTGCCTCCGGTTGGCAAGTCGGCGGGTCTGATCGAGCGTCGGCCGAATGTGATGCTGACCGAGATCCATCGTCAGGCTCTCGACAACCCGATCCTGGAACTGGCCACCCTGCTCCGTGAGTCCTCGTTCCTGCCCAAGATCGCCGTGCCCGAACTGGTCGTGACGAACGAGCAGATCGATGTGAAGGCGATGTCGGAGTTCGATCAGGTGATCTGTGGCTATCACACCACCCGCCGTCGCACGAACAACAACTTCCGGCAGATGTACGGGTTCGATGAGATCCCGAACAGCAGCAAGGAAAAGCTGATCAACCTCAAGAACGATCATGGCCTCAAGATCATGAACGGTGAGATGGTCAGCCTCTGCGATAAGGACGACGACGATGTGTCGTCCAACGACTCTCACTACTTCTTCGGCACGCTAGCCGACTACTATTCCAAAAAGGCTTTGGGAGGTGTTCTTGCAACATCGCAGACCATCTACAACGGTTACTTCAAGGATACGGTCCGCTATGAAGATGATCGCATCAGCCGTGAGTGGAAGAAGCGCAAAGATGCTGTCGAGCTGGACTGGGGCTACGCCATCACATGCCACAAGTCGCAGGGATCAGAGTGGGACAGTATCTATATCCACGATGACGGCTTTGGCCGGACGGAGTTGGACCGCCGTCGTTGGCTCTATACGGCACTGACCCGCGCTCGTCAGAAGGCATTCATCTCGTCGAGGTTCGCAGTATGACTACCCTCAAGAACGTCACACGTCTTCTCGTCGACCAACGCAGCCTTGGCCTGCTCGACGAGATTCCCAAGGTGCTGGCCTGCACCAACCTGGCGGGCCTCGACATCGAAACCGAGGACAGCAACAAGCACGTCGGCCTCGTCGACGTGAAAGGTGATCCAATCGACTTCCAACGGTCGAACATCACCGGCTTGTCTATCTATCCGGATGATGCCGACTACGCCTTCTATGTCAACCTGCGCCATGCCGACGTCCAGAACCGGCTTCCGTGGGAGACTGTGCAGAACGTCCTCGACTCCTACAAGGAGACGTGGGTGGCCCACAACGCTCCGTTCGAGCGGGCCATGTTCAAGATTGCGCAGAACTGGGAGATGAGAAACTACATCTGTTCGATGCAGCTGTGCGTCACGGCCTATAACGAGGACGAGTATCCTCGCGAAGCGTTCATGGGGTCGGACCTCGGCGGTATCGTCAATCAGATGAACGCGATCTCCCGCACGTTCTCCGACTACGACCGAGAGAAGGGTCTGACCCATCAACAGGGCAAGCTCGTCGGCAAGATCCTCAGCAAGTCGACCCGTGGCAACGACAGCTTCAACGGCTACGTCAACTCGATCAAGTACGGTTACGGCCTCAAGCAGGCGGTCAAGTCGTGGTTCGGGTACGAGATGCAGACGTTCGAGCAGACGCTCAACGGCAAGGAACACATGGGCCAGCTGACCGGCGATGAGGTGGTCAGCTATGGCGCGGACGACGCCATCTGGTGCATGCGTCTTTATCATCGGGTGATGAAGTATCTGTTGGAGCGCAATCCGGCCGTCATCCAGACGTTCTTCGAACAGGAACTCCCGATGTGCGAAGCCTACGCGGACCTCAAGGTTCGTGGCCTCCGCGTCGACAAGGAGCAGGTTCAGAAGCGTCGTGACGACGAGCGCGTCAACTACGCTGAGGAGCTTCGCAAGCTCAAGAAGACCATCCAGGCTGTGCTACCCTTCCCTCGCGACCCCATTGCCAAGATGATGGATCGTGAAGATTGGTACGCCAAGAATTGGCAGCGGTACCGTGGCCGGATCGAGCAGTGGGCTGAGACGCCCGACAGCACTCGCGATCTCGACCAGTGCATTCAAGTCTCAAGCCCGGTCGGCAACGAGTGGATGACCGAACTGGCCAACGGCAAGAAGTACAAGTCGACCAAGATGAACCTCACCCACTACATGGTGACGCGCACCTTGTTCTACGATCTGCTCGAACTGCCGCTCGTCATGGACAAGGGCAAGCTCCAGTCCGATGCCGAAGCTCGTCAGTCGATGTACGAAGATCTCATGGAGGAGTTTCGCCAGTGCGTAGACCCCGGTCTGAAAGCAGTCCTGCAGCGAAAGCTCGACGTGCTGAACAGCATCAACAGCCTGTCGTCAATCGATCAGCGTATGAAGCTGTACTTGAATCCCTACATGCATTTGATCGACCCCGCTACCGGCCGGGTCTACCCGACCCTATCGAGTATGCTGAACTCGCGTCGTATGGCGACGCAATTTCCGAACCCGATGCAGCTGGCGAAGCGTGGCGCATCTACCTACGTTCGCGGCTTCTATCTTGCCGACCACGACGAGGACTTGACGGTGTCCTTGGACTGGAGCCAGGTTGAGCTAGTCGAGATCGGCGAGTTCTCCGGTGATCCGGAGTTTGCCAAAGCCTACGGGCAGACGCCTTACGAGGACTTGCATCTTGGAGCAGCCGCCGACTGTTTGTCGGTGATGGTCCCTGAGTTGACCATCGACGTCTACAAGTCGCTCAAGAACATGACCGAGGAGGAAGCGAAGGATCACAGCTATCTCGACTACCTGTTCCGGTCGACTTCGGGCGAAGTGCTGTCTCCTTCCAAGGCCTACAAGTATTGGCGCACCGAGGTCGGCAAGGGTGCCAACTTCAACTACTGGTACTCGGGTGCCCTGTCGACGGTGGGCGAGCGTCTCGGCTGGACCCCGACGCAGATGTGGGAAGCCACCGAGCGGTACCGCGAACGCTTCAAGGTCGCCGAGGAGTGGCGTGTTCAGACCATCCAGGACCTGCAGGCCAAGGGCTACGTGGAGTTGCCCGACCATCATCGCCGCACCCGGTTCGAGGCCACCCGCGAGTGGGAGGAAATGATCCGGGCTCGCTTCAACAAGTACGCCGACGCCGCCAACAGCGACGGCATCCGGAAGTTCGCTCAGTTCTTCATCAACTCGGTGAAGCGCCGCGCTGGCAATCAGGGTGTCAACTCGATGATCCAAGGCTCGTCGGCGACGCTGGCCAAGCGGTCGGTGATCCGCATCATCAAGCGGATCGTCGAGGATCAGTTCCATCCTCGGACACGCTTCCTGATCCCGGTGCATGACGAGTTGGTCTTCAACGTCCACAAGACCGAGGTTTGGGACTTCATCCAGATGGCCAAACAGGTGATGACCAACCACCCCGACATCATCAAGAACCTCAAGCTGGACTGTACTGCCAGCGTCGGACGGACCTACGAGCCGTTCGACATGAAGAAAGTGCCCTTCGGTCAGGTCGAGATCGACGAGGCACCTCACCTTCCCTTCGTCCCGCAGGGAGAACGCGATGGTAAAATGTCGCGGGACACTGTCGAAGCTCTCGTGCAATACCTCAGACCCTAAAGGAGTGCCCACATGGCCCGCAAGTTGAAGAAGAAGTCGAAGAAGGTCGTCGTCAAGCGCAAAGTGCGCCGCTACAAGGAGCCGGAAGTCGTGTTCGAGCCGGGCACCTGGCTCAGTTCCGACCTGTTCGTCCCCAACAACGTGCCGATCCTGAACGCCTTCGCCGGGCGCTGCCACATCGCCAACCACAAGTGGTGGCATGACCCGAAGACCGGCAAGCGTCTCGAACGCAATCCCGGCGAGCTGATCGCGCTGATCCACAGCGAGGCCAGCGAGATGCTGGAGGGCGTCCGCAAGGATAAGATGGACGACCACCTTCCCAATCGGAAGGCCGAGGAAGTCGAAGCCGCCGATCTGCTGATCCGTCTGTTCGACTACGCGGGCGGCCGTGGCCTCGACCTCCATGGTGCGTTCATGGAAAAGATGGCCTACAACGCCATCCGCGCCGACCACAAGCACAAGAACCGCGTGAAGCGCGGCGGCAAGAAGTTCTAGGCCATGCGCAACACTGGTAAGCCCGCTGAGTCGTTCTTCGAAGAGGTGTGGCGCAGCTTTGGAAAGGCTGTTGTCGTCCACCGCTTCGAAGACACTCACGCGCTTACCAGTGCCAAGGCCAGCCGAACTGGTGAGTCGTTCAGAAAATCTATGGTCTTTGCCTCAGAACAACCGGCGGATTACTTGATCGTGTCTCGACACGAGGGAGTGTTCTTTGCGGAAGTTAAGAGCATCAGCAAGATGACCTTTCCTTTCTCCATGTTCAAAGCTGGTCAGCTGAGCATGGGGAAGAGAGCTTCCACGGCCCGAGAAGGTTCCTACATCGTGTTCATCCGGTGCGAGCTGGACATGCGGTGGTGGCGTATCGATTGGCGATTCATTCAATCGCTGATGGATCAAGGGTTAAAATCGTTTAGGCTTCAGGACCTTCCCCCGGAGTACCTATGGAGAGCAGGCAATGACTACGAAGCGTAAATACACGGACGTGATGGTCGACATCGAGACGACGGGTGTGAATCCCGACGAGAACGCGATGATCCAGCTGGCCGCCGTCCGGTTCAATCTGATCACGGAGGAAGTCGATGGTGACGATATGTTCAATCGCTCACTCGCTATCCCGGCGAAACGCTTTTGGGACGAAGGGACTCGGGAGTGGTGGGGCAAACGTCTCGACACGTATCGTGGCATCATGGCTCGGATGGAACCCGTGGAGCGGGTCCTTCGGGACTTCACAACGTGGGCCGCGAAGGACCAGGACGGTGAGAAGCTTCGCTTCTGGTCCAAGCCTTCGCACTTCGACTTCATGTTCATCCAGTCCTACTACAAGCAGTTTCCTGTCGCGAGCTTTCCTTTCGACTTTCGCGAGGCTCAGGACATGCGGTCATTTCTTCGGGGGCTCTATTTCCCCAATGACCTTCCGGAGTCGACTGTGAAGCTGGAAGGCGTCGCCCACGATGCCATCTTCGACGTCCTGCATCAGATCCAGGTGCTGCAGGACTACGTCAAGAAGTGCGTGAGCTGAACATGCGCATCAAACTCGCTGGCAAGTCCATCGAGCTGATCGGCGATCCCCACCTCGGACGCAAGTTCGAGGTGGGTGTTCCGCTCTCTCGTCGTGGAGAACGTGAGGAAGCCGTGATGGCGGACTTCCAAGAACGGATGCAACGAGCCGCAGACTTCACGATCTGCATGGGAGACATCTTCGACAAGTTCGTGGTGGCTCCTGAGATCGAGCTGTTTGCTGCCGACCAATTCAATACGGGCGAAGGCGTCCTTCGCTACTGCCTACGTGGCAATCATGATGCGAGCCGTGACACAGCAAAGGCTTCGTCATTCGATGTGTTCTCTGAGCTGCTCGACTCCGAGCGAGAAGCCCATGCAGTCAAGGACGAGCCTCACTTTCAGCCGCTCAAGCTCGACCACTGGATCGTGATGATCCCTTGGCACCCGTTCCGCAATGCTGCACAGATGGCAGCTGACGCGCTGGAGCAGTGGGTGAAGATGGGCAAGCCCAAGGTTCATGCAGCGTTCGGCCACTGGGACACCGAGGACTTCTCCGAGTTCGGCGGCAACACCGACAACCTGGTGCCGCTGGCGCAACTGCGTCAGATGACTGACACGATCTACACCGGCCATGTCCACACTCCCGGCGTGAAACAGATCGGTCACATCCAGCTGATCTCGGTCGGCTCAATGCAGCCCTACACCCATGGTGAAGACCCGGATGGCGAAGTCTACGAGACGCTCACCTTGAAGGAACTCGAGTCGCGTGATCCTGCCAGCCTCAAGAACAAGTGCATTCGCATCGAGCTTGAGGAAGGTGAAGAAGCACCGGCCGACATCGACGCTTTGCAGGTGACTATCAAGCGGAAGAAGGACAAGATCGAGAAGGGCGACGAGGTTCGTGTCGACGCCTTCGACCTCGACCGGCTCTACAAGGAGTCGATGGAGAAGCACAAGGTTCCGAAGGAGATCTCGGAACGGATCAACGTCAAGTTTCAGGAGTTGAGCAAATGAGCGCAGAAGAAGAGAAGCCGCGTTACCGTATGGAACTCGCCACGGGAGCGGCTCCCGTCATTGCTGGCTTGCCCAGCATGGAAGAGATCAAGGAACAGGACGCCATCACCGACAAGCTGCCGCAGCTGATGGACCGTCTCGGCCTGCCTGCTGGTGCCAGCATGGCCGGTGCGACCAAGTACCTTCAGACGAGGGAAGGACGGTTCTGGGACATCTTCCTGATCGCCCATCGTGTTCTCGATCTGCTGGAGCAGGCTCTGGTTCGTGGGCAGACTGCGTTGACCCACAGCCAGGAAATGCAAAAGGCTTACCAGCATCAGCAGCAGATGATTCTGCAGATGGCTGTCCGTGTCACCGAACTGGAGAAGCTGGTCCCCGGCTCTACTCCTCTCGCCGACCGCATCAACAAGGAATAGTCCCGTGCTTCGCTCGCTCCACATCAAGAATGGCTTTCGCCACCTCGACTCTACGTTCAACTTCCAGAAAGGGCTGACTTCGATAACCGGACCGAACGAGTCCGGCAAGTCGCTGATCATGGAGTTCTTCCGTTACAGTCTGTGGGGGACGGCCGCTCTGCGTGGAGCGAGCGCAGATTACAAGAAGCTGGAAGTCACATCGGTGTTCGATGTGAAGGGTCAGACCTACAAGAGCTACCGTGGTAAGGGACAGGCACGTCTCTACCAGAAGAACGGTGACGACTGGGAAGATCTCGCCACTGGTACCATCCCTGTGAACGGTGCCATCAAGACCATCTTCGGCTACGACATGCTCGTCTTCGACATTGCCAACTGCTGTCTGCAGGGCAAGGTCGAGGAGCTTGGGAACATGAAGCCTGCCGACCGGAAGAAGATGGTCGATCAGACCATCGGTCTGCAGTTCATCGACAAGGTGATCGAGTGGACGGGGGCCGAAGCCACGGCTGCTAAACGCTCCGCTGAGTCGCTGGAGTTCGCGTGCCAGCGGGTGCCTACGCCGCCCGAGCCCTTCTCCATGGAGCCGCCGCTTCCGCCCCAGGAACAGACCCTGCCGTCCTTGGCCGAGCTGAAGCAGCGTCAGATGAAGCTGCGTCAGGAACAGGCCGAGAGGCAGCAGCTGGAAGGGAAGCTCAGTGCCAGCTTGCCTTCCGAGCCGAAGGCACCGGAAGACCCCGAGGTCGACACCGAGGCCGATCTGCTGGCTCACGAACAGCATCGGCAGGGTCTGATGCAGACGGTCCACAACCTGCTCGTCAAGCGCGATGCGGTTCAGTGTTCACCATACACGAAGGAAGAACTGGAGCGGTTCAACCAGACGCTGATCGACAACGCCGGGGTGCTGCAGAAGAGGCAGCTGCTCGCTGCAGGACACCTGACATGCCCAAGCTGCGCGCACACTTGGCCGCTGCGTGCCGACGCTCTGGCCAAGTTCGCGCATCTGCCGGACGAGCCGACGCCGTTGCCGAGCGGTGTGAATTCCTCTTCCATTATCCGATGGGAAGGCGTACTAGACGGTCCCGAGCGCAAGGCCGCGCTCGAAAAGGAGATCGTCAATGCTCAGGCGAAATTGGATGCTTGCCCTGATCTCTCTGACAACCTGCGCGTTCGCCGTACTTACGATTCCGCTCTTCGGTCTTACCAAACCCTCGCCAAAAACTATCAAGACGCCGTCCGGCTTCGTGAAGCTCACGAGCAACGGCTCGCCACTCTGCGCCCGACCTCAGACGTGGATCGTGAATTCGACGACGTGCAAGCCACCATCCAGGCAGTCGTCGAAGCAGAGTCAAAGGCCGCCGCCTACGCGACTGCTCTGAACGTCTATCACCAGCAGAAGAAAGCACACGAAGCACTCACCGCGAAGTACGCGGCAGACGTCAAGGCCTACAACGAGATCGTCGAGAAGGCCGCTGCAGAACGACAGACCGCTGACGGTATGGCAGCTGGTGTCGTCGCCCTCAAAGACCTCAAGGTCGAAATCAAGAAGTTTCTCGTTCCCTCGCTAAATAAAGTTGCCTCGCACCTCATTTTCCAAATGACAGGTGGCAAGCGTTCGTCGATAAGCGTCGACGAAGACTTCAACATCCAGGTGGATGGGCAGGAACTTTCGGTCCTCTCTGGCTCTGGCAAGGCGGTAGCGAACCTCGCGATCCGCATCGGCCTCGGCCAAGTGCTAACCAACAAGATCTTTCCAGTCTTCATGGCTGACGAGTTCGACGCTGCGATGGATGCTGAACGGGCGGAACACACAGCGGAGTGTCTCGCCAATCTTTCCAAGGAGATCGGTCAGGTCATCTTGATCTCGCACAAGAAGCCCGAAGCCGATCACCACATTGAGTTGAGGTAGCTATGTCACAGATTACCACCATGCAGGGCCATCTGATCCGCCAAGCGGGTGCCGAGGTGTCTGCTCAGACCATCGCGAAGAACTTCGGCCTTCCGTTGCAGGATGTGAAGCGCATCCTGCGTGGCGACCCTCCGCTGGGTGGCTATCACGTCCCCAAGACGGTCGATGACCGTTTCGAGACGGAAGGTCGTGCCGACATTCGTCGGTATCTGATCGCGCGCAAGAGTGCATTGTCGATGTCCTCATGGGGCACCGATCCCGTCATTCAGCGCGCCAAGGCACAGTACGACGCTGGCGAGATCGACATGGCTCAGGGCCGCAGCGAATCGTACATCTTTCTCTATGCCTTTCCCCGCAAGGTGAAGGACGAGAGCCGTCAACCCTACTTCAGCAAGATCGTTCAGGAGTGACTATGACGAAGGTTATCTATGAGCCCATGTCGGCTCTTCGCATTCAGTACATGGGCGGCGACGTGGATGTCGTGAACGCTGCTCGTGTCTCCTTCAAGAAGGAGGTCCAGGTCTTCAGCGACAAGGACGAGAAGCTGATCGCGTATCTCGGCAAGCACAATCACTGGTCGCCGTTCGCCCACGTCATGGTGAAGCTGCGCGTGAAGATGCCGATCTTCGTCAAGAACCAGATGTGGAAGTCCCACATCGGGGCGAACGTCGCCGAGGCGTGGAACGAGGTGAGTCGTCGCTATGTCGATGACGTGCCGACCTTCTGGCGTCCCAACGAGTGGCGTGGCCGTCCGGTCAATGCCAAGCAGGGTTCGTCCGACACCTTCGTCGAGGACATCGCCGTGCAGGAGAACGCTGCCATCCTGGGCGAAGGCTACGAGGACACCACGCAGAAGGTGGCGGTCTACGCCCATCACACCACCCAGGTGGCGCTGGACTGCTACATGGACATGATCGCCGGGGGTGTCGCACCCGAGATGGCTCGCACCGTCCTGCCGCTTTCCATGCACACCGAGTGGATCTGGACCGGCTCGCTGCTGTTCTGGTCGCGTATCGTGAAGCAGCGTATCGACAACCACGCTCAGCAGGAGTCGCAGGAAGTCGCCGCCATGATCCGCGACGCCGTCGCACCCATTGCGCCTGTCAGCTGGCAGGCCCTGATGTCAACCAAGGAGCAATAGTCATGAATCGTTTGGACGCAATGGGCTACGTGCCCACCGAGAAGGGTCGTCGCACCAATCTCAGCGGGGTGCTTCGCATCCTGATGAACACCGAGGACAAGGAAACGCGCATTGTCCTCAACAACTTCATCCGCCGGGCGACCAGCCGTGGCGACATGGGCTTCGGCCGTCGCGGTGGTACGCCTCCGCGCCGCAAGACGCGGTGGCGTCTGGAGATGCAGGCTGCGAAGGGCTGCACCGGCGCTGCCAAGCGGATGATCAAGTACGACATCGCCAACGGCAAGTTCTACGCTGACGGTCATCCGACCAAGAAGCACACGGCCGGTCGGACGGAGATGTACTCGTGAACATCCTGAAACGTCTGATCGGCATCACCGGTCCGAAGGGCAGTGGCAAGGATACCTCTATCCAGCCACTGCTCAACGACGGCTTCGTCGTCGTGAAGTTCGCCGATGGTCTGAAGAACATGCTTCGCACCTATCTGCGTGACTATGGTGTGGAGCATGGAACCATCGAGCGTATGCTGGAGGGTGATCTCAAGGAGGTACCTCACGAGGCCTTCTGTGGTCGCACTCCGCGTCATGCCATGCAGACCCTCGGCACCGAGTGGGGTCGCATGATGATCGGTCCGAAGATGTGGACCAATCTCTTCCGCAAGATGGCTGGTCGTCACGAGAAGGTCGCCACCACAGATCTTCGTTTCCTCAACGAGGGCGAGGTGCTGGAGGAGATCAAGGCAGAGGGCGTCGCCGTGGACAAGGTGCGTATCGTTCCGCGCAGCAACGCGGGCAAACTCGATCTGCACCCGAGCGAGGTCGAGCTGTATTCCATCGGTGTGAACCATGTGGTTCAGAACGATGGGACGGTGCAGGAGCTTCAGCAGAAGCTTGTTGCCATCGCCAAGCAATAAGAACCAACAGGACAAACAGGGCGGACCGGAGTAAGGTCCGCCCTCCTTTTTTGATCAGAGTAAGGAACGACCATGTCTACGAATTCGCTTCCCACGGCCTATCAGGAATTCATCGCACTCTCGCGCTACGCGCGCTGGGACGACAGTCTCAATCGACGAGAGACGTGGGACGAAACGGTGGACCGCTACATCAACTTCTTCGACAGCAAGGCCGCGTCCTCGCGCATCATCAGCCACATCGGCAAGACCAATCTGCGTGACGCCATCATGGACCTCCGCGTGATGCCGAGCATGCGCGCGCTGATGACGGCAGGGCCTGCCCTCGACCGCTGCCACATCGCTGGCTACAACTGTGCCTACCTCCCGATCAACAACCCGATCTGCTTCGACGAGGCGTTCTACATCCTGCTCTGCGGGACCGGCGTCGGCTACAGCGTCGAGCGGCAGGAGGTGGCTCACCTCCCCGTGATCTCCGAGCGCATGCAGACGACCTCCTCCACCATCATCGTCGAGGACAGCAAGGAAGGTTGGGCACTCGCGCTGCGCCAGCTCCTGGCCCAGCTCTACGCCGGGTTCATCCCGAAGATCGACACAAGCCTCGTGCGCCCGGCCGGGTCGCGTCTGATGACGTTCGGTGGGCGCGCCTCGGGGCCAGGACCGCTGGAGGAGCTGTTCAAGTTCGCGATCAGCCTGTTCAAGCAGGCGGCCGGTCGTAAGCTGACCAGCATCGAGTGCCATGACCTCATGTGCAAGATCGCCGAGATCGTCGTCGTCGGCGGGGTGCGACGTGCTGCGCTGATCTGTTTCTCGAACCTGTCGGACGAGCGCATGCGCGACGCCAAGGCCGGTCAGTGGTGGGAACTGAACCCGCAGCGGGCTCTGGCCAACAACTCCTACGCGGCCACCGAGCGACCCGACGTCGGCGTGTTCATGGACGAGTGGACCTCGCTCTACAAATCCAAGTCGGGTGAGCGTGGCATCTTCAATCGCGAGGCGGCTCGGAAACAAGTCGCCAAGTATGGTCGCCGCGATCCCGATCATGAATGGGGCAGCAACCCCTGCTGCGAGATCATCCTCCGTCCTTTCCAGTTCTGCAATCTCACCGAGATTGTCGCTCGGGAATTCGACAACTTCAACACGCTGTCGGAGAAGGCGGAAATCGCAGCGGCGCTCGGCACCATGCAGGCCACGCTGACCCACTTCCCCTACCTCCGCGACATCTGGTCGAAGAACACGAAGGAGGAGGCCCTCCTGGGCGTGTCCATGACGGGCATCATGGACTGCCGCTGGCTCCACACGGAGGCCACTCCCGAGGCTCTGAACGGCCTCCGCGAGGTCGTTCTGGTGGCCAACAAGGAGTGTGCCGAACTCGCCGGGATCAACCAGTCGGCCGCCAACACCTGCGTGAAGCCCTCGGGCACGGTCAGCCAGCTGGTGGACAGTGCCTCGGGCATCCATGGTCGCTACGCGCCCTTCTACATTCGCCGGGTGCGTGGTGACATCAAGGATCCGATGACGACTTTCATGAAGCAGATCGGCATCCCCAACGAACCCTGCGTGAACAAGCCGAAGGATACGGTCGTGTTCTCCTTCCCCATGAAAGCTCCGGTCGGTTCGATCTTCACTTCCGACCTGACGGCGATCCAACATCTCGAGTTCTGGAAGAAGATCCAGGACAACTGGTGCGAACACAAGCCGTCGATCACGGTCGAGGTGAAGGAACACGAATGGCCGACCATCGGTGCGTGGGTCTGGCAGAACTTCGACCAGGTGTCGGGTATCTCGTTCCTTCCGGCGGCCGGTGGGCACACCTACCGGCAGGCTCCCTACGAGGAGATCGACGAGGCCACCTACCTCGAATTGTCGAAGAACATGCCGAGGAACATCGACTGGACCCAGCTGGCCGAGTTCGAGAAGACCGACAACACGGTCAGCTCGCAGACGCTGGCCTGCACGGGCGGTGCCTGTGAGATCGTGGACATCCAGTCGTGATCAAAGGAGCAGACATCGTGTATCGGCCGAACATTCCGGCCGATGCCATGGTGGTTCGAGGGACGGCGTATTATCGCCGTCCCGATGGGTCAGAGTTTGCACACGACTTCGCGTTCTACGATGACCCGATCCTCAGTCACACGAACCGATACCTGCTCGATATTGCACGCGATCAGGAGCTTGAGTTCTTGAACATGAAGCTGCACACCACAGCTAAGCTGTGGAACGAACACGACATGAAGCAGCTCTACTTCACTGTCCAGTGAAGTCCTCGGGATAGTGCAGCTTGTATTGAGCCCGCAGCTTCCCACGGCAGTCGGCACCAGCCAGACGCCACGACTCTCCCAGTCGCCACCCATCGGTGTCCACCCGCATTGAGCCAGCGGGTGGCACCTTCTCTTCGTCCTTGCACATGAGATCGGCTCGCGACGGACGCGGCTTAACGACTTCCGGCACCGTCAGCACGGTCGGCTTGTTCTCGCCGCACGCGCTCAAAATACTCGCGGCCAGCAGTAGACAGAGGGACAGCTTTGCCGTCGCGCTCGGCATCCAGGAGCTGTTGGATTTGGTCGGCATACTGCTTCTCCCGTAGGATCTGGGCCGTCAGGGCTTCGCCACGGACCGTTTCGAGTTCGTCGTTGTACTGGGCAAGCTCTTTACGAGCAGACTCCGAACGCGCAAAAGCGTCAAGAGCTGTCTGCTTGTCCTTGTTGGCCAGCTCGACATTCTTCTTCTCGACGTCGAGCCGTAGGGTTTGGATGGTGAGGGCAGTTCCGAGTGAGAGGACAAGGACGGCTCCACCGATAGCCAACCACTTCGTGATTGGGTTCAGCATCAGAACACCTTTGCAGCACGGAGCTTCTTGTAGAAGCGAATGCCGAAGTAGATGATCGCTGCCAGGGCCACGCCCGAGCCGATGAGCGCCACCATCTGCAGATTGCCGATGGAGTGCAGGCCCGTCGCGGCGATCTGAGCCGTTCCGGCAGTCGCAGTGGCCACGGTGTTGGCCGCCTGCGTCACCTGAGCCGCCGTGTTCATCGTGTCGACGATGCTGGCCGTGGTCGTCACAGCCGTCGCGCCGGTCGCCACGGCAGCCACAGCCGCCGTCTGGAGCGTCTTGCTGTCGACGGCAGCCTTCACCGGACCCTTCTCATCGCTCAGCACGACCTGCGGCATCGGCAGCTCAGGCGGCATCTCGACCGGCGGGAGAGGCTCGGGCGGCGGCAGAACCTTGTTCAGGTCGGTGACGACCGGCGTGGCGAAGAGGGTCTGCTCTTCCTTGCGACGCACGACCAGGCCCGGCACGACCTCGGAATCCTCGATCTTGCCATTGCCGTTCAGGTCCGCCTTGTTCCACAGGGCAAAGGCGCGCATCGCACCCGCATCGTCCCCAGCATTGAACAGACGCAGCACGGTGCTGCCCGCAAACCCGGCGAGGCCGATGTTGTAGGTGAGAGACACCATCGCGCCGAACTGGTTGTCGTTGGCCGGACGCTTGAGCAGGCTTTCGACACCCAACTCGAACTTGTCGAGATCGGAGCGAAGGAAATCGAGCGCCATCTGGGCGCTGATCGGCGGATCGTTCGGGCCGACGCGCTTGCCGCCCATGTACCACGACGGATAGATCGTGGTGCCATAGCCGATGGTCCAGACCTTTGCCGGGCACAGGTACGGGGAAAGGACCAAGCCCTCTTTGCGCTTGATCAGGTTCTCGGTTTCGACGTTTACGTTCCGGACGGTCATGAGTGACGGCGCTCCAGGGCCTTGTGAAGATGGTGGACAGAATACACCATGGAGAGCGAAAGGCAAATGTAGACCAGCCACTCGGGCACATGGGAGCGTCCCATTCCGAGAAGCACTCCTAGGATAAACCAGCCGCCTGCCGACAGGACCGCTGCGATGATTCGTCCTTCTCGACCGAAGGCACAGGTGTGGGCTTGAAGGGAGATCATCTGGAACAGTGCCAACATGATTGCCGTCGCGCCGTAGCGCCATTCGGTCGTGATCAAGTTCACGTATCGATAGCGCGGGAAGTCAGGGAAGCTGTCGAACGGCAATACAACAAAGATGCCGAACACCAACATTGTCCACGCTGACATCCACTCAAGGGATTGCGTGTGTTTGTAATGGTTCATGACTTGCCCCAGATCTTGGCAAAGTTTTCCCACGGAACTTTTACGATTAAGCCACCAATTGAGATACAGAGTGCGCCAAAAGCCAGCAACACCTTCCAGCCACCCTTCGTGTAGATCATTGCGTCACGAACTTCTCGGACGTCCGAACGCATGCTGTTGTGACTGGACTTTAGCTCATCGAACTTCTTGTCCATGTTCGCTCGGTACTGCTCAAACTCACGCTTGATGTCATTCACGGCGTCACGACGTTCCTGCTGGATGATTTCCATCCGCTGTACGGCCATCAGCACCCGAGTGAAATCGGTGATGGGTTCGGGTGCTTTGTCATCCATGTCTCACCGCCAAAGAAGGATGCCGAGGCTCGGCGTCACTCCTTTTAGCACGACAGAATTTGAATCTTCCACCACTAAAGTGCCAGGCTTGACGGCCGGGTCGATCTGCCCGATGCAGTGCAAGTAGGCCTGTTTCGGAGGCAGGGTGTGGACCTGGTCCTGGCCCAGTTCCAGCTTGCAGCAGTCGAACGAGGCCTTGGATTGGACACAGATCCACCGGCTCCCGTTCTCTGTAGCTGTCAGGAGATACTTCCCACGCTTGATCAGGTCCGGTCGGTCCTCGCTGAACGTGCCCGGTGGGCGCTCGGCAATTACCTGACCGCTCGGATCGGTGATGGTGAAGTGACCCGAGACATACATAGCGCAGCTGTCGATCTGGACGTAGCGAGACGTGTCACCGTCGAAGATGTACTCTCGAGTCTCACCCTTCGACAGCATGAAGTCGGTGATCGTGAATGCGGCCTTGTGGGTGATTTTGACACGCATATCACTTCTTCCTAATGAGACGGATGAAGAGAGAACTGGGATTGAACGGACCCATATCCCACCGAGACGGATGATCATGGTGGAATTTGTGACGCCACTCACCAACGCTCACCGGAATCATCCACCACACGTCTCGCGGCTGACGACCCCAATGCGCGACGATATTGTGGATTCCACCCATGATCAAGAGCATTCCGACCGGCAGGACATACCCGTAGAAGCCGAGTTCCCAGTTGATCAAGGTCAGGGCCAGGAGCGTGAGCATGTTCACGAGCCAGTAGTGGCGGTGAAACCACATGTGCCACGGGTCATGCTTCATCAGCTGACGAGCGCACTTCCAGCTGTATTTCGGATAGTGGTAGTTGATCAGCCAAGCTGACTTCCAACTTTTCACATTGTGTGGATCCTGATCGGTATCCGAATACATGTGATGGGCAGTGTGGGCGGCGCACCATTGCAAGGAGCTTCCCGAACAGGAAAGTGTTCCAAGGTAGAGCATCACTCGTTCGACCCATCGATATGTCCGATAGGAGTTGTGTGTGAATTTGAAATGGAAACCTGCACTCACGCTCAACCCGACGACCACGTAAGTGAAGAGAGTGGCCCACAGCCACTCGGTCGGTCCAAGAAGTACAGCAGTCACGATGGCAATCACGCCAACGACTTGGACCAGACCCGAGTGGTGCCCTCGGTGCATGAGGAGGTGGGTCACGACCTACTCCACCTTCGGCTCTTCGAACAGACGCGGCTGAGCGTCGTCATTATCGGTGACGACCGGAGCTTGCGGCTGGTACTCGCCCGGCTTGTTGATCGGCGCATCTTTGCGGAGGAGGCGGACCTCTTCCTCGGGAAGGACCGGCGCGTTGGAGAGAGCCGCGTAGTTCTGTCGAGCGATGATCGGAGCAACCCATCGGCTGTCCTTCAGCTGCTCCACTTCCAGTCCTTCGGCACCGAAGTCGATGGCCTCGGCAGAGGTCAGTACGATCTTGTCATTGACGTTCATGATGTTCTCCTGGGTTAAGCGATGAGTGCGTCGACTTCTTCTTGGGTCATCCTCGGCAATGCTGCGAAGACCCCCCACCGGTCTTCATATGCCGGACTTTCGAGACAATTGGAACTGATGAAGTAGGTGCCATCGGTCAGCACAACCGGCTCCAAGAAATCGATTGAAGCATACTCAGGGATGCGAGACGGACCACGATGTTCGTCTCGCTGAGCCGGTGTCAGCCTCAGATAGGGTGTATCGGTCATAGCGCAACTCCGCGTGCAGTAAGCATAGCTTGAATGGTGTTGTAGAGACTCAACTGTTTGGCTGCACTCATCGACTTCACAACCATCGCTATGCTCATCGCAGTATTACGAGCATTATTTCGATTGCCGTTGTCGTTTCGACCACCCAGTATGATTTCGATGTTAGGTAGAACAGTTCCATTTGTACCCAACGAAGTGGTCGCAAACAGATTACCATTACGCCAATGTTCCAATACAGACGCTCCAGGAGCGCGAGTGATACCATGAAATCCAACAGAGCTGGGAGTGAGTGTGGCAGTCTGAACAATAGCATTGTTCAGACTGCCATACATTCGATTAGCACCACTTCGTGGCGCAAATTCCATGTTCTGAGTATCAGAAATATAGACGCCAAGAGAATCACCCGGAGGACCACCATTTACCTCCTGACGTTCATACCACATCAAGCCAAGATCATCTCCCGCAATTAGGGTGCCGTGAACACTGGGAATGTATCCGGTTCGAATGTGCATTGCCGAATTAAATGTAGTTCCAGTAGCTGCGTAAGCCGGAGAATTAAGTCCGGTACCTACTACTCCCTTTTTACCACTAACCAATACCTGTTGAGCTACGACGTCCAGAGTCGTACCCCACCAGAAATCGTCGATGTAATTCCACAGATCATTCGTAACCAAGTCGGCGTAGAATTTGCTACGGAAAGCAAACTCTGCATCGGTCATTCGTCCACCAGCTGCCACAACGTTGGCACGGTTCTGAACCGCATACGGATGCCACATCTGGACGTTGGAGACGAATGCGCTGATCGGTTCGACGACCTGATGAGCAATCGGAATCGGCAACGAACCGGCGACGGTCGTCGATAGAGAAGCGGGGCTCGACGGATCATTCATCGTCGCGTAGCTGTAGCCAGTCGACGGCGTGACCGTGCTGCCAGCCAAGACTGGCCAACCCGCAAAGTGGTTCATGTGAGCGTGGACCGGGATAATGAACGTGCCCCACGGCTGAGCATTCACTGCCGCGACGAGTGCTGTGTTCACCGCTTGTAGTGCAGTCCACAGAGTGTTGCCACGCTCGGACAGGCCAGCCAGATTGGTCACAACGCCGATCTTCACGCCGGGGCACGCCGCTCGGATGTTCGACAGAATGAACGGCACAATCAGATTGATGTCGGCAACGGCTTCGGCCGTCGTGGTCCGCTCCAGGATGTCTTCCAATCCCAGATTGAGGATCACGATGTCCGGGTCGGCGAAGCTGAACCGATTGAGGTAGTGACGGAAGTCGAAGATGTAACCACCGGCCGTCGTGTAGGTCAGAGAGTCGCCACCCGTGGCCAGACGAAGGAACGGGTTCTGCGCATATTTGTTCGTCTTCGACAGCGCATTGTAAGTCGCTTCGGTTCCGAGGGCGAATGGAGCGGGTGTGTCACCATCGGCCACCAGACCGCTCAGATCTCCCCAGCCCTGCGAGAATCGATACTCGCCGACCGGACCACCAGTGCTGTTCCAGGACGCGCTGATGCTGCCAGGAATCGTACCGACAGCGACCGGCGTAAGACCCATGGTCTGAAGCTTGGTAAACAGCTGGCTCGACAACTGGTTCAGCGTCGTGTCGCCGATGATCATGACGCGGGGACTACCAGTCAGACCCGAGCTGGCGGCGATGTGAACATCCAAGTCCATGACGTAGCGACGATTGATGTCGCTGTAGGACATGAGAGCGAGCTGGCACGTCGAACCCATCAGGTTCGGATCGATACGAAGAGTGTCCTCGCTCGACATGACGTAGGGATAGTTGTTGTTCGACGTCTGAACGGAGGCAATGCCACCATAGTAGAGGTCTTCCATCGTCTGCATCGGCATCAAGTTGCGCAGGTGCAATGGCATGACACGACCCGTGTTCAACCACAGGTCCTTGCCCATGATCGGTGCAGCACTGAACCAGCGCGGGTAGTCGGCGCGCATGATCCAGTTTGCCGGGGAGTTTCGCTGGACGCACAGCTGCGCACCACCAACCGTCACCGTTCCACTTGCCGACGCAGCGCCCAGATGCGCGCGAGTTGCACCTGCCGATGCCGAACTGAGAACACCCGCGACGGAGTAAATGGCAGCGTTCGCCGACAGCTGCTTCTCCAACGTCATGGTGAACGACTGAAGACTGACAACACCACCGGTCTTTGTGGTCTGTCGGAAAATCAGAGTACGACCAGTGCCAAACGTATTCGCGATTGTCGTCTCGATGTAGATGCGACCAAAGAAATACTCGTTACCCATCAAAGGTTCGGGGAAGACCATACCCTGATAGTTGTTGGTTGTTCCCTTCACACCCTTCGTGATCCCGAGAGCGAGGATCGCCGAGTCGGTGAACGGAGTCACGACTTCGGATGCGAGCGGAACCGACTGCTCGGGGAACAGACTGTCGAGAAACATGTTCTCGCTGACACCCGCGCTATCGCCGATGAAGTTGTAGCGACTGGTCACGTTACCGAAGTTCGAGACGCAGATCTCGGGCTCCTGATACATGTTGGTGGTGACGCGCGTGACATTCGTCTCGCTCTTGATCGCACCCTGGGGATCGGTCGGGTTGGCGATGTGATACGCGCGGTCGTACCAGACGCGGGTGATGCTGGTCTTCGACGTCGAGAGTGGAGCCGTGAAGTAGCGGGTCTGGTTCGGAGCTGCAGCATTCGGCGTCACGAGGATCATGCCTTCGCGACCATCGACGTAGTAGAACTCCGGAATGAGAACCTCGGTCTTCTCCACAATGCCGACGTCGCGCATCATGATGAAGCTGGTCTGCTCCGAGAGACGGTCGTAGAGAACCGGGTCCGTACCGATGGTGCCGGAAGCGCCGCCGACCCAGTTCCAGACCGTGCGAGCGTATTTGGTACCTTGCTTGATCGAGACGAGCGATCCCACCATCATAGCGAAGGTTGCGATGCTGGGCTCTCGAACGGCACCACCCGCCTGCACCTTGTAAAAGCCACCCTGCGACGGCGTCGTCGTTCGATAGGGAACAAACGCCACCATATTGGCAGTGAGGGTCACGCCGTCGATCACAGCTCCAGGAACCAAGAGAGGCGTGAAGCTGGTGGCGTTACCGTCATAGCAGAAGTCGGCGATGATCAGCGTCGTCGGTCCGGCAGGACCCTGCACACCCTGCGGTCCCGTTCCACCCTGCAAGCCGGTATAGATCTCGATGATGATCGGATCCATCTCCTGCGGGACTACGGTGATGATATCGGGCATCTTAAACTCCTGGACGAACTTGGAAGACACCAGTCAGAAGCTCGACGACGGTCACTCCATCGGCCAGCAGTATCTTGATGTCATAGACGTATTTCTGCGCGGCGAGGCCCGCCGTCTGGGCCGCTGTCAGCCCAATGCGGATCACGCCGGTCAGTGGCGTGATACTGGTGCTGAGATTGATCGTTGCGGTCGGCGCGTCGTAGCTCGTCTTGAGACGCGCCGAAGACACGGTGACGCCCGTCAGGTTCATCACCGTAGTCGGGTTCGACTTCAGCACAAGGTCCCGGCTGAACGTCGCACCTTGGTCGACGATGAAATCGAAACGAGTGGCGGGCATCACTTAAACCTTTCCTGCATGGGACTCGGGTCCACAGGGTTCTGCTCTTTTACAGCAGCGATCCTATCCAGCCAAGCGATAGTTTCCTCGGGTAGCTGAAAACCTTGCTGCCTGAGAGCTTGAAAGCCCTTGTAGATGGCATCAAGCTGATTCCCAATTGGTGGGTAATTCTGCAGCCGTCGAACGGCTGGTTCTTTCGATCCTTTAATACGCATGGATCACTCCCCGCCAAGTCACCATCTTGAGATTCTTGAGTTCGATCTTGAATACACCAGCGTGTTCCGGTTCAAACTCAATAGTGCCGTCCTCGATCACCACTGGTGCGTTTCCATCGACACGCATCGTTGTGCCTGGAGGGACCACGCCGGTCGTAACTTCTCCGACTGCAACGTCCTCGTCACTGAAGCCAGCAAACTCGACGCGCCGAACAGGCGTCACCGTCTCCAGATCGAGATACCAGAGTTCGGGATCGTAGTCTCCACCAATGATCCAACAGCCCGGCTCCTGCTGATGCTGGAGATCACGGAATGAGCAGCCTCTGACACAAACGACTTCACCAGTCAGCTTGTTGAAAGCAGTAAACTTGACATGATCGCCGGGGTTCATCGTTTTAACTCCAGAGCTTGCAACAACGTTCGAGTCGTGTGACCGCTTGTATGACTGCCCATGAACTTCAATTTGAAAGTGTGGGTACCAGCTGAGGGTGTCGCGGAAAGGAAGATTGTCGACAAACCATTATCGATCTTGAAACTCGTGACCAAAACGTCGTCAATATACACTCCAACTTCACAGGTGTAAGTTGGATATGAGTTGACCCAATGGGCAGTATTGGTCCATGTCGGACCACTCGGGCCTGGATCAGGAGGATTGTAACCCATATCTTACTCCTTACCAGTAAGCGTAGATGTCAGTGTAGACCGTGTAAGCGAACTGCAGGTAGCCAGTGATATTCACAATTCCACCTTGCGTCGTCATCGTCACAGTCGCGATTGTCGTGCCCGGAGTTCCATCATAGATGTCCGACGTGCTGTAGTAACTACCGGCGTTCGTCACAGCACCCGGATCGATGCGGTCAGTTGTCACACCACCGATGGTGATGCGGTCAGCAGTGATCGTGCCAGCCGTGATGCGTGCAGCATCCATGGTACCGGTGGTGATCTTGGCAGCGTCGAGAGAGGCAATCTTGGCCGAGGTGATCGTGCCGGTCGCGATCTGAGCATCAGTGATCGTAGCCGCCGTGATCATCGCACCGTTGACGCCACCCGCGTCCATGATCGTCGTGCCAGCCGCGTCCGAGACGCGGATGCCATAGCCACCACCTGACAGGGCACCAAGCTGAACGCGCGTCCCGCCGAGCGCGTCCTTGATCGTCATGCGCTGCAGGGTACCATCGATCACGAATTTGCTGTCGACCAGAGTGATGGTCTGCGCACCAATGGTGCCCGAGGTCAGCTTGCCGACGCTGAGATCTGCGACCTTGGCGTTCGTGATGATCGCGTCCTTAATCTGCGCCGTCAGCGAGATCACCTCACCCGCCCACAGTCGGTCGCCCGTGATCGTGCCGGTAACGATGTCCGAACCATCGACGATGGTGCGACCGTAGTTCACGACCAAATCAGAACCACCGCGATAGGTCGCGATGATGATTGTGTTCGGCGAATAGGCGTCGTTGATGTTGGTAGTCAGATCGAGGTTTCCAACACCCTTGTTCCAACACAGGTAAACGACACCGCTCGACCAAGTGTTTGATCCACCCGTAACAGCGACGGTTGTTGCTGTGCCAGCGTCGTTCACGTAGGTGATGTTGCCAGCAGTCCACGACATGATGTTCGTCGTCGGGATAGCCTGAACTTCAATACCTTGAATGTCGATGCCGCGAGCGCCAAGAGTGATCTTGTTCGCCGAGATCGTGTTTGCCGCGATACTTCCGCCCTCGATCTTCGTCGCGTCAGTTCCATTGCGCCAGTTTGCCAGCGAGACTCCACCCGAGATGAGAATCTTGCCGGGGTCGATCTGCGTCGAGCCAGCGTTGATACGGGTGCCGGGGTCGCTGGCACCGAGGGCGGCGTTCGACAGGATCGTCGAGAGCGTCGGGCCGCCCGATCCCACCAAGATCGTACCGGCGAGAATCGATCCAGCCGTGATCTTGCCAGCGTCCAGTGTGTTCGTCTGAATGCGGTCGCCGTTCAGGGTGTTGACCGTGATGTGGGCAGTCGTGATGACGCCGTTCGCGATCTGCGTGCCGCTGTTGATGTTGAGCGTCGTGCCCGACGTGCCAGCGGTCGAGCTGACCGGGAAGTAGCCACTGGTGTTGGCCGAGGTGTCGACAGCCCGGAGCCAGTAGTAGCGCGTGCTGCCACCAGCCAGACCCTGCTTGATGAAGCTGGTCCCGGTCGGCTTACCGATCAGGGTCGCCAGACTGCGGTCGTTGACAGTGGCCTCCCACACCTCGACGTAGGCGAGGTCCGCGTCAGTCGGGTTGGTCCAGTTCAGCCAGAGGTTCTCGAACCCGGCCAGCACGGTGAAGCCGCTCACGCTGCCCGGAGCCACAGTGTCCTTGGCCGTCGTGTGGTTCGCCTCGGTAGAGAACAGACCCTTTTGGAGCGCGATGTCAGCCGCACGAACCTTCACGTAGTAGGTCGTGTTTGGCTTGACGATCCATTTGAAGACGTTCGTGTCGCTCTGGAACTGGCTGGAGTTGCCAGTCGCTTCCCTGATCTCGATGTCGTACCGAAGGAAGTCAGCTTCCGGCGCAGCGGTCCACGTCGCCGACAAGGTCGTCTGAGTGGTGCCATCCGGCATGATTGCAGCTGCCGACGACAGGGACAAGCCAGTGATCTGAGCCGGTGCGCCCGGCACAGTGTCGAGCGTCGGCAGCGGAACGGCAATGCCGTTCACCGGACCCACGTAGTTGCCGAAGTTGCCCGAGTAGTCGTAGGCACGTAGCCAGAACCAACGCTGTGCGCTGAGGGGCAGACCCGTCATCACGTAGCTGTTTTTGTTGCCAGTGTCGGTCGGGCTCGCCGGACGAGTGCTGGTCAGACCAACATAAATCTCGACACCAGCGAAGTCTTCGTCGAGCGGGTTCTTCCAGTCGAAGTACAGGGACTCGTATCCGCCCTTCACGACCAGTCCGGTCGGATCGCCAGGACCAGTGGTGTCGTCGGTGAAGTTGCAGTTGACGATGGACGACCAGTCGGAGTCGATAGACGCGCGCGATACAGCCTTGACCCGCATCTGGTAGGCGTCGCTCATCGGCGCGCTGTACCGAATGTCGGTCAGCATCACTTCCTTGGTGACGTAGTCTTTCCAGTCTGCGCTCGGCCCAGTGCGGATTTGAACGACGTAATGGTCCGTCAGCTCGGGCGTCGTAGAGGGCGTCCACGTCGCAGTGATCACCGTCTTGGCGCTGACATCGCCGATCTTCTTTCGAACAGCCGAGATGTTCGGGTTCGTCGGAGCATTCGGAACACCACTGATGATCGCGATCTCTTCACTCGGGATCAGATTGCGACCGAACTGATCGTTGTGCGCCAGATGGATGAAGTAGTTCTTCGACCGATCCAGTTCGGGCACGAGGATCGGATTACCCGACAGGATGTAGGTCGGCGTATCCAAGCTGGTCCAGCTGTGATCGGTGTCGACCCACACATGCGTGTTCAGCCAGTCAGCGTCAGTCGGCGTATCAAACTCGAGACGCAGTCCACCTTCTACCCACGTAGGAACCACCCGGCGCGGCGCGGCAGGTGCCGGGTTGTGCGCCAGGAAGGACACGCCTGGAGACGCTTGAGGTACGCTGTTGATGTCGTAGTTGTTAGTGACCGCCCGGATAGCAACCAGTACAGCACGAGCAGCAGTGCCGCCGTTATCGACCGCATTCATCACTCCTGTGTATTCGAACCGCTCTTCCGTCGTCTCGACCGTGCGCAGCGTCACACCAGTCGACGGATTACGGAACTTCACTTCGTAATGGGAGAAGTTGGCCGGGCTGCTTCGATCCCAGATCAGGGTCATGTCCTGACCCAGCCACGCTCCACCTTCGAAACGGATGTTCGAGACGTCGGCCACGCCGCTCGGGTTTGCTACGGCCGGATCGGTGAGATCGACGCGATAGCCAACGACCGGGCTCTTGTCTCCGTTCATGCCCGTGGCACGGACCCAGAATGAATAGGCACCGACCGGCTGGTTGACCAGCTGGAACTCGGTTGCGCCACTGCTGCTCAGCTGCTGCGGAACTCCACCGTTGAAGGACATCTCCAAGGTGTAAGCCTTGATCAGCTGGTTGTTCACTCGATCCCACTGCACATCCAGATCGACCACGTCGTCGTGATAGGTCGGAATGACACGAAGATTGGTCGGAGACGAAACAGTCCGCAGCTGAAGGTTGCTGTACTCAATGACACCTTCAGCCTTCAGATTGTCGATCTGATACCACTTGTTGCGGTTGATCTCGATGGCCTCGACGCTGATCTCGTCGGGATTATCCTGCGATGTCTCCACGTTGAGAATGCGGAACGGCTTCGGCAGACCGATGCCGAGGCTGTTGTACTGCTCCAGAGAGAAGGCCGCCTTCTCGGGAAGAGCAGGCAACGGCTCATTGAAGTTGAGAGTGTAGACGTCACCAGTCGTGCCGCTGACCACCGTGCGGTTGATCATCAGGAACTTGAACGTCGAGTTGTCGGGATACGCCGGGTTCGGGATCGAGAAGCGGGCGGTGTAGACGATGCCCGCTTCCAGATAGACCGGATCGCGCAACGTCGCACTGCGCCTGTCAGTCGAC